TACCAATATTCCATTCTCCTTGTAACACCGCCAGCCGTAATATCAATAGAACCGCTTGTACCGGAAGGATAACACTTGTCGTAATCATTGACTGTTGACACATAAGTCAGCGCTCCGCTAAATTGTTCAGGTATGTTATCCACGTTACTGTCAATGACATCTCCTATCAGATAATTAAATTCCACTTTCTTGCCGTTGATGCTATTTTCAACCGTATATTTTTTCTGCACAACCTCTGCCTCGTCAACATATTTTGTTTTTTGCCTCCAGGGGCTTCTCCATACAGTCCATTTGTTGAACAATCTTGCACGTAGACGTGTTTTATAAAACAAAATTGTGTCGGCTGTCTGAAAAAATTTTATGTCTTTAATTCCAATAAAATAAACATTAGTACTTTGTGTTTTCGTAAATATTTTTATGGTATATGTTCCACTTATTGGCAGGGAAGGTATTGAGTAAGATATTTTTTTCCAGCCCGTGTCTCCTGCCGTCACATTATGAGTTATCTGTATCTTTGCCGACGTGGTGCTCCATTTAAGGGATGTGTTTGTATCATTTGTCAGATAATAACTTCCGCCGTCAGCTTTTATTTCAATGTATAATTTGGCATTATTAAAAGAACTGTTCGATATACAGCACATTTGAAATTCAAAGCCAAGAGCTTTAGAAGATGACTTCGCATAAGATCCAAATGACTGGTAGAAATAATTATTATATCCTGCACCGCTTGCCACATACGTTGAAAATGCAATGCCATCTTTTTCTTCTGGAAGTAATAAATTTAATGGGTAAAAATCAGGAATGCCCGCTTTTGACCAATTTTTTACACTATAATAACTAATTAAATTCCCGCTAAATGTCTCTGCTTTAAACTCCCAGTTCTTTATCCAACTTTCTTTATAGCCGTAATCATGATTACATTCAATTGTGCCAGATGGCGCGATAATAAGGCTTTTGCCTCCTGGAAGCTGAATCAAATCAGAAGAATAACCTGTCCTCTTTATGTATTGAGCTGGTGAAATGGACGTTGATGTCTTTGACGTTGCTGAAGTGAAGTAACGTCCATACACTGTTGCGCTCGTTAATTCTTTTGCTCTGTAAATATAGAACACTCCGTCAATCATCAGCATCGTAGCATTGAAGCCTGTCATGATACTTTCGAGAACTTCATAACAATTCTTCTCTTTAAAAACTTCGGCATCTATGTAAATCTGGTCAAAAACTGAATCACCTGTACCTTTACTTATTCCTACGTCATAGATGTTCACAAATTCTTTAAAGCCGTCCGTGTAATTTATTTTCTCAAAGATATCAAAGATGATCTGAGCAATAGTTTTTCTTCCTGTGTAATATTCACCATCAGCACCTTTATATTCAACATTTTTTAGATAATTCAATCCGCATTCGGCTTTTATTGTTATTTCGTAAGGTGTATCATCATAAGCTTCTTCAAAGTCATCCATCCTGAGCCATCCCTGCCAGAGAAGTGTTGTATCATTGTAGTAAATCTTAACAAGATAATGTAAATCTTCCGTGCTGTAAAGATCTGCAAGTTGAAAGTCGCTTTCGGCAAACACTCTTATTGTTGCTGTAGAAGGCTTTACAGGATCACTAAATACATCTGAGCCACTGTCAAATTCAATGTTTAAAGGATTAGCCGATGCCGTCAGCGTCGTGATACTTCCCGAATAGCCATCCTCCAGAAAATCTATCTTCCACGTTAGCTGACGCAGGTCACAATATTCAATTCTGTATTTTACCCCAAAGCTCATCCTTTTATCTCTTCAAAGCGTCTGTTTGCGAAATATATGTCTTTTCCTCTTAACTTTCCTTCCACCACAACCCGCAGGCTTCCTGCTTCAGCATTATAAGCAGCCCCACCTCCGCCTCCACCATGGGCTACTGTATTCATGCCTCCGCGTATCGCTGCCTTAATTGCGCCAGCTGCAACAAGTGCTGCAACACCAGCCGCAAGAGCAACAGGCCAGGCTGCAGGATTACTGGATGTAAATTGAAAAGCCTGCAAAGCTCCTGAATAAGCAATCAACATCCTTCCAAGCTGAGCCAGGAAGTCGGCAAAAGAAAGCAGAAGTGATTTACCGAGTTCTTCTATGTTTGCGCCGCCTAAAGCCATACCGAGACTTTCAATAAAGTCTGCTGCAAAAGAAGCAACAAAACTATTAAGCGAATCAATTATCCCCCTCCACTCATTTGTTGTTGCCACAACTTGTTGTTTCATTGGTCGCAAGCCAAGGTCGAGTTGTTTAGGCTCGATGCTTATTTTAGTAAGGCCGACGAATTGCTCTTTTAATTTCTCAAGCTCTGTATTAGCTTCTTTTGTCTCAGCTGATAAATTTGTAAACATTCTTGTCATTAACTTCAATGCTGCCTCGCCTTCTGCCTCTACATTAACGCTTTTAGTTAATAACTCAACATATTTTGATAAAGGCATATCTGTTTTATACATCACATTTTCAAGATACAGATAAGCCTCTGCAAGTGTCCTGACAGCTTCAACATTACTTATTCCTATTTGCTGCCCTAACTTTTCTAATGTCTCATAATTCTTCTTCCATTCCGCACTACTTCCAAAAACAAATTGTCCTTTCTTTTGATTATAGTTTACTGCAAGTTCATCAAGTAATTTTCTCTGACGTGAGAGCGCAAGAAATACATCATGTAAATTTCCTTCAAATTTCTTTGCTGCATCAGGCATTCTCTCAATATAAGCTCTCTCAAATACTTCAATTTGTTTGTCAACTTCTTCTTTTTCAATTGCTGTTATCTGTTTTTGTAAATTTATTGCTTCTTCAATGAATTTTCTCCTTTCGGCAGCGTTCTTTGTCTCGTAAGCATTGACCATTGCTTCATTCTTAGCCCATTCCAAATAAGCCTTATTAAGATTACTTGATGCTATTTGTTCTTGAAGTAGCTGCATTGAGAAAGTATACTCCCGAGCCGCCCTGGCTCCTTTTTTCATATTCTCAATAATGTCCGAAAATTTAAAATTGCCTGCGCCAATAGTTGTAAAAAACCCACCTAATGCTCCTTTTGCCGTTGCGATACTTCTTTCCAGAAGGTCGCTTCCTGCTTTCGTGCTTTCGAGAGCTTTTTTGAACACGGCAAAGGCACCTGCAACGGCTCCCGTTATAGCACCTGCCAGGGCAAGAGCTTTTAGTTTGAATTTTCCCAGACTGCCACCAGCACCTTCGAGCTTCTGGTCAAGGTCGCTCTTATCACCTCTTATCCGTATTATCAGATCTTTTAATGCCATGCTTTAAGATATTTTCAACTTCCTCAATTTCTTTTTTTGTAAGTTTTTTGCTTTTTATCTCCTTTGCCTTTATTTTGTCCTCTTCCTCATCATCCTTCAGCCTCCACAATTCCTTTTCATCCGCTGGCTTATCTTTTATATAAGGATTACCGGTTATCAAATAAAATGTCAACCTTCTTGCCAGCCACGATGTTGTCCTCTCCCAGTTTCGCCAGTAACCTTTTAGCGCTTCGCTCAATTCAAACATCGTGCTATTCCTATAACGCTCAAGGCTCCATCCCAGGTCACCAATCGCAAAAGAACGTAATTTACTGAATGTCAATTTTTCTTCTTCGTCACTTTTTTTTTATTATTATGCAAAGTCAATTTACCATACAATTCTTCCATCTTCTTTTTCAGCTCCTCAAGCATCTCACGATTCATCTTGTTGTACCAGACAATCGCCTGAGCCTTCTTATATCGAGGCTTGCGGAATTGCAGCCTGCAGCCTGTCAGATAGCCCTGCCAGAGAAGCTCAATGTTAAAGGCATCAGGATGTTTTTCTGCGTACTCCTTCATCTGCCAGAACTCAATCTTAAGCTCTTCGCAAATATCCTCCAGCGTTCCAATTCTGAGCTCAAAAGGAACATCCTTTTCGATATAGGCAGCCCGCCAGTATGAGAAAAAAGGCAGCTTCATAGCTTAAACAACATTGTGTTATAAATATAAAACTCAGTTGGCGACGTATTTGAAAGTTCTAAAATAAAATGGATGGAAGAATCAGTTGCTATCAATTTAATTAAATTCACACCTTCTACAAGTTGCTCCTTAGAAGTTATTGGCACTGCACCAGAATTAAGTAATTGCACCGAAGGCTTCTCTCCACTTACAAGTGACAAAAAGCCTATAAAAAGAAATATATCACCCTCTGTTATAGATGGATCGAAACCTGCCCTTGCATAAACACTTTCTGAAGTATTTAAAGCATAAACAGTTCCAAGCCTCTCTTCGTCATCCCATGAAAAACTTGTATAATTATTTAAATAAAAAATTCCACTTGACATTAAGTTGCCACCTATAAAATAAGCTTCGCCACTTATCTGGAGGCTTCCTGACAGTGCCATCAGCTGCTCTCCTGGTGCTTCAATCTTGTGACTCTTAAGCTTCGTCTTTGCAAGGAATAATTTCGTCATGTCCTCGCTGTAAAACAGAGCAAGAAGATCTTCGCGGTTAATTATCTTGTCCAAAAGTTCGTCAGCCGAAAGCCCTGTTGTTGACATTAGAGCATCAAAGTCGATGGTGCCTGCTATTTTGCCGTCTATATCATGTTCTTCCCAGCCCTCAGAGAATTTATCAGTTGTCTCAGGCAGGTCTGCTTCAAGGCTCAGAGTGCCGCCTCGCTGTCCGGCAATAGCCAAACCATCTGCATAAAGAATTAGCGAACTACCGTTAACTTTTGCCATAACTTAAGGCTTTAGGTTGTTTCACTAAGTGCGCCGTTGGCAATTATCTGCGAGCTAAATTTTACGGGTGCCTCGCCTGTTGCTTCTATCTTTATGTTTTTGTATTTACCAGCTCCAGTCCAGCCAGTTGTCGAGCCCGAAGTCGGTTTGAAGTACACAGTAACGTCAAGTGTTCTGGCGATGATTTTCCCCAGTATCTCATCAGGTGTTATGCCCGAACCAGTCTCGTCGTAAAGACCTGAGAAATCAATTGACCATGAACGCTTGCCATCTATTTCGTGCATCTCCCAGCCACCTGACTCCTTGTTAGTTGTCTCAGGCAGATCAACATCCACGTTCAGCGTCGCCGAATCGGTGTGGAGTATTCGATCTGAGCCATCAAAAACACAATACAATGTTCCGTTAATTTTAGCCATCTTTTTATCATTTTAATTGTTAGACATAATTTTCATTCAATCACAAATCTATATATATCATAAATTTCATTTCTTGCTAAGCCCTCTTCAGAAAGTGTTATCGTTGCGCTTGTGCTGGCAGGCGAGAAGATAATATTATTTGATGTTGAAAGCGTAAGCACTGTAGTCTTATTTGGCTTCAGTATCTGCCTTATCTGACTAACGACCTCAAGTGCTTCCTTCAGGTCACCTGCCGAGTGACTTTCATCAACAACTCTTATTGTCACCGTGCCTTCATAAAGCCAGTCTTCCTTTGTCCCTTCCGTGTTATAAGTCACATTGCAAATGTATACATAAGCGCTTTCCGGCGGCTTTGGAATAACCTTATAAACAGGATACGTTATCTGATCTTTAAGCGCGTTATAAAGCGCTGTTGTCAGCTCCCATGTTATTTCCTTAAGTGCTTCAGCCATTGCCCAAAAGTTTATTTATTCCTTCCTCTATCCTGCGATAAAACTCTTTTTCCTGGTCTTTAGCAGCAAAATACAGATAGCTGTCGCCACTGATGTTTACCTTCCTTATGCCTCTGCCTCTATATTGGGCCGCATTGCTTTTTGCCTCAGCGTCAAAGTCAAAGTTTTTAAATACTTCCCGCCCTGTGCCAAACTCAATATAAGGAGCATAATGTTTGCCTGTACCGACAATCCCTTCTTTTTCTTCAACTCTCATATAAATGCTTCCTGCAAGACCGGCAGCTCCATGTATCCAGTGCTTTCTACTGCCAAGCTGTCCTCTCAATCTCTTTTTTGCAATACTTTCAACAGCCATTGCCGTGTCGGCGGTAGCCTTAAGGATAACCTCATCGCACTCTTTGCCGAAGTCTTTAAGTGACGCAATCACTTCATCAACATTCACCGCTTCAACTTTTAAAAATTCTGCCATCGTCTTAAATTTTTTCAACCACCAGAACTTTTGCCTCATAAAGATGCGCCGGCCCCTTTTTTAATATAGGCGGCTCAATTGGATAATAATACTTTTCTTCTTCCTCATCATAAAACCTTATGTTGTCTCCGTAATCATTATCCCAGTAAGTAAGCTCATAAATTCGTTTCCCAACAAGTTCTTCCGAAAGCATTGCACGCTGAGTGCTTACCATCTCCATCGAGCAGCGCACATCTTCAACCTCTGCCCAGGCCTCAGCGGTGTCGCCATAGTCATCTGTTATAGAAGATAGACTTTCAACCGTCAAAACCTTATTGAGCTTCCCTGTATCCATCAGATATCAACTTTTAAATTATTAAGCAGTTGAACAGTGTCAAAAGGCAGCGTCTCAAAAGCTTTATCGATGCCATCCTCGCGATGATTGAAAAGATGTGAGACAATTCGGATAATAGCAATATTGGCAATGCTGTTCTCTTCCCCTGCTGTTACGGTCACTTCTCCATACCAATCGGATAGGCTTGAGCCAACGGGAATAGTTGAATAAACAGCCGAAGGATATATCTTCACACGCTTAAGCCCCTTCTGCGTGAACTCCGTTGATGTACCGTTGATAGTCAAAGAAATTGTTGCCGTTTCGGGGATCGGATATAAAGGCAATTCAAACCAGCCCGCATCAAGGTCTTCCTTCTCAAAATAAACCTTATACTCCTTTTCAACAACAGCGCAACCTGTGTAATCTTCAACATACTTCCTTGCAGCCGTTATCAATGTGTCAAGAAGATCATCCTGCGATGTATCGCTGTCGGGATAGCCCATGTAACTTTTAACCTGTGACCTTGTAACAGGCTCGGTGACAAGTTGTGTTATTTCCTTTATCTGTATTGCCATTGCCAACTTTTATTTTTTACCTCTTTTCCTTGTTGTCTTTTCTATCTTTTTTTCTCTTTCCTCAGACTGTTTATCAACCTTTTCTTCCATCTTTCCTTCTTCCTCTGCCACGCCTGCGGCTATGAGAATAGAGGCATGTCTGTCTGTTACCCTAAGAGCTTCCCCTGCTTTAACAGTGCGGTGGAAGTTCAGCGTTGTGTCCTTGAGTATTTTTACCGTCTTCATAATTTTAATTTTTAAAATTAGGGGAGAGGGGGCTGCCCTCCCCCTTTAAAAACATTATTTAATATCCACACTCACAGGTGCAAGCCTGATAACAATTTTTGAAAGCATAAGGCTATCTGCAGAATTTTGCGAGTTATCATTTGCAATTGTGATTGAAAAATACCGATGTGGCCTTTCGTTATAATGTACAAGGAAAGGAGCCGTTCCGCTCTTTACAAGTGAAGTATCAATCAGAATTGCCGAAGCTGTCTGCGAGGTATAACTCTCAAGAACTGTATTGGCAGCCGATGCCTGAAATTTGCCTCCGATGATGAAGGCATAAGTATCTGTCGTGCCTACTCTCGAGGATACTCCAACATAACCAGAAGGGTTTACAAGCTCCGCCTTGTTGGCCATTACAACCAGATTAATAGTGTCATATTTATTCGGTGAAATTCTTTCAGTTGATGCTGGAGTATATTCGTACGACCATTCGGTAGGTGCCAGTGCCTTATAGATTGTCAAAGTCTTGCCATTTATTGTCTTGACCTGACCAAAAGTCATCCCTGCAATGGCAACCATCATCAATATTACATATAACCTTTTCATTTCAACCTCCTTTCTTTATTAAGCAACTGGAACAGATATTGCCTCGATGATGTCAGCAAATGAATCATAGACAAATGCATCGTAATGCACTGATTTAATTCTATTCAGGCAGCGAGCCGAAGCGGTAATTGTCTTAAGGTCGTATTCTGGGTCGGTAGCATCCTGATCCCAGAGTTTAACTTCAATTCCTCTGCGGAAGTAAAGCGTATCCTTCGACATATCACCAACAAGCACGTTGCCTGCCGTAATTAAGTTGCTCTCAATAATCTTTGCACCAGCGACGAGCTTGCGGTCAGCCGTCAGGAATGGCGGAATGACATAAACTCCATTGCTATCCTTTGCAAGATCCATCAGTGCAGCATCAACAGGATTGATGACTGCCGTAAATGGCCCAAGATAGTTAGCTGCCAGAAGCTGAGCCACACATGCGCGGATAGCATCGAGGTAATTAGGATTAACAACCTTTTCGGCCAGACCGCTCACAGAGAAGGCTGAAGCATTAGCTGTCATACCAAGCAATGCGGGCGATGTGCCCGAACCTGAGAAGACATTACTCTCTATCTCCCTCTCCAGTTGCGGGATGACTTCGTTAACGATTTCGCTGTAAAGTTGATCCCAATCTTCCAGTGCAGCGCTGGTAACCTTGTAATGAGT